TCAATATCCTTTACTCATCTGCTTACACAGCCTATCGCTAACCACTCGGGAAAGCTCTGCCAACTGCTCAATATCGTTAAACCCAACGTCTGGTTCTTTAAAATAGTTGATGTATTGGTACCGGTTCATGATCATCTCATCAGAAGAAAGGATCCTACTTGATGTTACCTGTCCGTTATCTACCGTTAGCAATACACGCTGGTGGCGAAAATCCGGAAGTTCAAGAAGATTATCTGATTTGGGCTTATTTGATAACTGAGCGGCCATCTCATTAAATGCATTGATATAGCGCTCTTTGATCTCTGCTGCACGTTTACCAGTGAATCCCATCACCAGAAACATAAATCCGTCTTTAGTCATTTGGTAAAAAGGCTGGAACTTTCCGTTCTGTAACTCATTGTTTTTATGGCAAACCTTAAAATTAAGGGCTGTAAATTCGTTCGAGCAGTCAAGACTTCTAACTTTTTGAATGACGTTATCGTGCCGCTTGCCAAAGTACTTAGACACATTGAATGTGTCAGTAACTAACTCGTTAGTTTGGGAAACAAAAACAAGATCCGATGGTTTTGCGGATACGATTGGGCTAGATAATGTAGTCATGAGTGAAACTCCTGTAGATATAAACGGAGCTCACCACTCAAATGCGAAATGGGTGGTGAACTGAACAGGATTCGCATTACCGCTCTACAGGAGACGGCGCACCGGAGTGCTCCCATCCAGCCCACCATAATTCTTTAGATGTGCTGAATCACGCATAAAAAAACCAGCAAAAGGCTAGCGACATGCGCCTGTAGAGTTCTGGGGATGCGAAACCCACTGACGTTAGATTTTGCTAACGTAAGATCACTATAAACTGCACAAATCGAAAATACAATATATGGTCTGTTTGACTGTTGAGTAAGTAAGCTCATGACAGTGCCCCCAAATCCAACGCTTTCTTTATTGTCTGCTTTACATAAAACAACTGTGAGCCGTGTTGAGCTTCCCATTTTTTAGGATCATCATGAAAGCGGCGGTGCTCATCAATATGCAGTGGCATAGTGAATAAATCATGAGCTTTTGCACCTGTCTTTCCCTCGCCATGTCCTATTAGATGATGAGCGACAACATCAGTTGTTTTACCTGTGATAACGCAAGGTAGTGATCGAACAAACTTAAGGTATTTTTCACAGTGCCAAGTCAATTCCTTTGGTCTAGCCATATACATAGCTGGTGGTTCGTCATCAACGATTAGCTCGACTTTCTTTACTCTGTCACGCAGTAGATCTTTGCTATCAACATAGTAGCGATCATCACTTTCTCGTCGAATTAACTCACCAGTTGTCTTTTTTGGTTTAACACCAAAGATTTCATCAACTATGGACTGTGGTAAATACTCATACACAGCATTAACAACACTCCACCAGCAAACTTCTGCTAGCGTCAGGATATGCCCTTGCTCTAATTTAAGTTGATAGCAAATCCTCTCCATTGCCCATAGCATTACGTTTCTCTTCGCTATTTCTTGGCATCGCTCTGTTGGTATTGCCCTCTCATGATTGTCGTGATGCCAGCACAAGCGAACTCCCCCAATATCAAGGTTGAGCGTGGTCAGGTTTTTATCACAATAACCATCGTCAGAAAGTTGACAATGAGGGATACGCTCAAGCCAATAATGAAATCCCCCTAGCCGCTTTTGCACTTCTGGATGAATGAAAAATTCGGCAAGTCGGTGATCTTTTACTAATGACTTATCACCAGATGATAATAACGGCTTGTTGAGTTTTCCGCTTGGTACGTTAACAAGTTCATCAGGTAATGGCATAACGACCAACCGGTTACCTTGGCTCATTTTTACTAACTCAGAAAGTAACGTTTTACCGGGCTTAAACATGACAATACCAAGATCGGCTTGCAAAAAAGGCTGTAGTACTAACATTCGTAAATGACCTCTAGCCCTATATCCATTGCGTAATCATGTTCCATATTTGCCCCTCTCGATCTCTCCCAGCCTTTCAGCATATAAACAGCATCAGAAACACGTACCATCGGAAGGCAAATCTCCATATATTCATGATGCTCCAACCCATCAGGGAGAATGGCTGGATTAAGGACGGTATAGTTCTCGCACTTCAACTTAAACTCTGCTTTAAAAAATTGAGGTTTATTAAATTCAGGCAACCCAGTCATTGGCCCTGCAATATAAATTTTCTTCAACCCAATGCCTCCTCTATCATTTTGATTGCCTCACCTCGCTTTATCATGTCTCCCGTAAATCGCAAAACTCGCCATCCCATCAATGCTGCTGTATTGTACTTTTCACAATCCGACTCATAGCCTTTTGCGCGGTTATGTCGCCCCGTTGTCCATGTACCACCTTCAACTTCAATCGCTAATTGATAATCAGGATAAGCAAAGTCAAAACGCCATTTACGCTTGTGGTGAAACCGATACTCTGCCTCGGGCAATTGGAGTTTTACCGCTTTAATATGGGTTAAAAGTAATTGTTCTAAATGACTGATCATGACGCCACCGCTTTAAGATACCCAGTATCAAGAAGACGCTTACGCAACCACATTTCCCCTTTGCCTGTAATTAATGCGGTATGCGTGATTCGAACCTGTGTTCCTGCTTCATATGTCCCCTGCTTAATCGCAAAGTAGCCACGATCTATGAACTCTTGGTAAGGTAAGTTATAAGATTCACCACGACTCATGAAGATTTTCAATTCACGCAGTATGCGAAACAGCGTAATAGGTCCCAAGCCTACCGTTTTAGCAAAGTGACCGAGTAAAACGCCTTTGTCTGCGCCAGCAACGGCATCGGCAAATTCAACCTTAGGTGCCACTAAAGCAAGTTGTTGTGTTTTTTGCTCTAACTCCTTTGCTTGATTTGCAGCTAACTGTAAAGCTTCAGCAAAGCTTGTTGGTAAGACCGGCTGCTGAGAACGTTCTAGTTCCTGCCAACGATCAATCACTACAGCTGTAAATTGAGGAGACAACCGAGCCACCACCACCAACGAATCTCTTTTATTCAACTCGAAGTAATCAAACCACTGACCTCGATACTCAAACTTTAGTGGCTCAATTTGAGCGGCTAAAACTTGTCCATCCATTAGTGAACGAATTAAACGTAAAACGTTTTTATGATCTTTGCCTGTTAAGGTGGCAATTTCACGACTACTCATCGTCATAACTGCTTGGGTACTAAGTGCTAACATACTCATCCCTCTATCAACCAAAATTTACTGGTATATGCTGTTTCCACACTGTTTACATGTTTAAGTGGTGCTCCTTTAACCTGAGCTCTCTTTATCAAACCAATCAGCTCACAAACATGCACTCCTAGCGCATCGCAAAGTTCACTAGGGCTCCACAACTTGCTGCGAGCTTTCATCAACACAATAAGATCTTTTTCACTCACCATGCACTCCCCCTTGGGCTCGCTCAGCAATACGAGCAAACACTGACCCCTTACGAAACTGCTCTGGTTTAGGTACACCACAACGCTCTCTTGCTATGTCCGTAGGCATGACAACTGAACGTGGAGGAAGAGCGGGTACATCCTGTGGAATGTCTCCAGCAGAAAACCGTTTAATCCACTTATCAAAAATTCGCTTAAAGGTTTTTTCGTCATCGCCAATCGCTTTACGTTTCACATTGGCATGCACCGCATCAGTAAAAACCAGTTTTTCAAATTGATTTTGTGGTTTGTTGTTTTGCATGAATCGCTCAAAACACTGGATAAAATCATCATTACGACACCAGTTAATGAACTTACCCACACTAGGGAAAAAATCACTTTCACTCATACGAGCGTTGCGGATCCCTTTCTGAATAGCATCCATGCTAGATAAGCCATTCTCCACCAGCCCTTTCAAATACGATTGTTTAAGGGCATTCAACTCAGCGGGATTGCGTTCAAAACGAGCATTCCACGCAGGACATGCGCTCAATAATTCACGAAAAATAAAATTCACATGACGAGCGGTCTCATCAGATTTCACGCCCACATTAGGGTTCTTAGGCTGATTCATTGAACGCTGAAGATTGGTGACCGTCGCAAGTTGACTAACACTTTTCATAGTGACCCCTCTGGCATGTCCATGTCATAAATCCAATCGGTGCTATCGTTGATATCAGAAAGGCTTCTGGCAACTTGACCACCCAGCGATCCCTCCACCACACGAACCACCACATCCGAACGCAAAACATAATCAAAACTGGCTCGCCACCCACGATCGTTCACGCCAGCATAAAAATCACCAGCAGAAGCGTTAAAGGCTTGAAAGTAGTCAGCAACAGAGTCAACACCTAGCGACTCCAACTCAGATAAAAACTTCTTGATCGAACGCTTTCGCTTGTCGTTAAGTGTTTTACAAAACACAAACCGCTGCCCAAGGATTTCATTGTAAGAATCCATAACCACAGAATTAATATCTTGTTGGCCTTCCCCTTCAGGGGGGCTTAGGGGGATGATCTGTTTGTTAGTATCTGGTTTGGATCTGTTAATGGAATCGGTAAAATTACCACTTCCAAGGTTCTGGTAATTTTCCCGTTTGGATTCGGTAATATTTCCACTTCCATCTGGTAAAATTACCGTTTCCATTTGGGAATTGTGTTCACTTTCTTCCACTGGATTCGGTTCTGGTAATTTTCCCAAATCCATTTGGGAATCTTGCTCATTTCTGGGGAACATAAGTTCTACCAGCTTATTGCCATCTATTTGATAATGAGTAGTCGGAACTCCATTTGCTTTTTTGACTCGACTGATGATCACGCCGTCTAAACGCTTTTTAAGCTGACGAATAGCGTAGCGAACTTGATCACAAGAAAGACAAAGCTCCTCACCTAACTCATCATTAGATTTATAAAACCATTCCCCATCTGATTTAGTGCCAGACCAGAAAACAAGCTGAGAAAGCACCGCAGCATGGGTATGATTACCCTCGCAAAATTTAATGTAAGGTCGGGGAATGCTGATTGATGATGAGTGCCCAGAAAGCTCACGCACCACCTCGAATAGCCTAGTCATGATGCACTCCCTCCCTGCTTCTGTTTTATCAAACTGAGTAAACGGTCATTAACAGCGTTGGAGAGTTCCACCAGTTGCTCAATCTGATTTAGCCCTACATCCGGCTCTTTGAAGAAATTGATAAACTGCTTACGGTTAAACAGATATTCATCGCTATTGAGCAAGCGCTTATGCTTTACAACACCATTCTGTACTTCCACCAGCCAGCGTTGATAAGCAAAGTCCAGACTGTCTACAGGGTGAAGAGCAGGCAACTTGTTAGTATTGCTTACAAGTTGCTTTTCCATTTGGTTGAAGGCTTGGATATAGGCTTCTTTGAATTGAGCGGCTTTCTTGCCAGTAAAGCCCATTGCTAGAAATGCAAACCCGTCACGAGTGATATGGTAGTTTTTGTAAGTTTGACCGTTACCAGCCCGATAAGATGACCGCTCAAAATTGAGTAGTGAAAATTCAGAGCTACAGTCTAAAGCTTCAATATCACGAATAACATTGTTGTGAGACTTGCCGAAAACTTTAGCTAATTCGTTGGAAGTGACGTAAGCGTATCCATTGTCTACACGAAGAGAAGATGCAACTTGGCTAGGGGAAATTTGACTAGGCATGATGGCCTCCTTGAAGATAATTTTTAAATCATCACCAAGGTCGCCAAACAAGGGTGATGACGTGAATCGGGTTGGCGAACCGGTCTTCAAGGAACCCGGCATACCCGTAGGTATCCCAATCCACGCCACCATAATTCTTAGACGTGAAATCGCACGCAATAAAATACCAGCATTAAAAAGCTGGCGTCGTGCGCCTTGAAGAAAATATAGGTCGCCAAACCTAGTTACAGATTTTGCTGCAACAAGGTAAGTATTACCCAAATAACCACAAGACGCAATAGTCTGTCTTTGAGAGATTACTTTGACTGACATGCTTTCCCCCTAGATTTTATTCCTAGCGCTAAACACCACAAATCGGATAGCAAGTCTGGCTTACGAACACCTACGGTCTTTTTCGGTTTAACGTGGGGTTTTATTCCCAACGCCTGTTCAATATCCATTCCTCTTTTGTTAACGCGATGACGAAGCGTGGAAGGATTAATACCAAACTTTTCAGCAATAGCACGAAGCCCTTTAATACCTTGATAGTTATGAACTAAAGACATCACTCTGCCCCCTTCATTGCCATCTGTTTTACCGTTTCCCAAAATGTCCCTGTTCTCATGTCCGTTTCCTCTAAGCTTCTGAATACAGTGCATCCATCTTCAACATAAAAGCTTCAAAAGCCGCTTGGTATTCCCCTTTTAGCTTCGCTATTGCTTTGCGTTCCTGAGCATCAAACACTCCATCTGCTTTTGCTTCTTCAATGGTTTGGTCTAACAAACCTTTCACCGCATTGAGGTGTAAATGACAATCAAACATATCCACGCTATCTAGCTCAGCAGCGCTAGGGCACTCGACAACAAGGCAATGGACACGACGAGCAAAATACTCAGCAACGTATGGGGTATTAGTTAAATCTGCCATTTCCACCAGCTCATCAACACTGAAGAAACGTGAGCCTTTCTTTTCGTACAGGTGGTTATTGAAACTATCGACGGACATACCCAGCATCGCTGCAACGGCTTCTTTACCGCCCGTTACCCCAGCTATGGTTTTGTTCACCATCTCTTTCTTATTCACCATTTGCTCCTTATGTTGGTGGTTACCTAAAGCTCTAGGCTTTGCAACAATCAACTTATCTAGGGATGCCCAGAAGTTGTTCCTTTTTATAGTCACCGTTTGATAGAGCTTCGATTGTCTCTGCATAATTGGTTTCACCTGTGTACTCGGTACGAGGCAGAACTCCTTTCTCGCACCATTTATAAACAGCACGAACGCTGACGTGACACTCTTCGGAAATTTTCTGTACACCAATAGATGTAATGGCTTCTCTCAACATATGTCTCAATCCAAAAATGAACTTTAAGTACATGCTACAACAGAACTGAAAGTACAAGCAAGAGGTATTATGATTGAACCTATGGTTCATATTGATAATGTGCGATTAGAATTCTCCCGTCGGCTTGCACAGGCCTGTTCAAATGCTGGGATTGAAGAACACGGAAGAGGCGTCATACTCGCTAGAAAGCTTGGTATTACACCTAAAGCTGTTAGCAAGTGGCTAAATGCTGAGTCGATGCCTCGCCCTGATAAAATGACAGCGCTAGCTCATACCCTTGGTGTGAGCTTATCATGGCTCCAACTCGGAGAAGAAAAACTCGAAGCAAAAGGAAACGCTGAACTAATTGGAAACATGCAAGTTTGGGACAGCAAAACCCCGCTGGGAGATGATGAGGTCGCCATTCCATTTTTATCAGATGTGCGGCTGTCAGCAGGTAATGGATTTATTTGTGATACCGAGCAAGACAGGGGTTACCGCCTACGTTTTGCTAGATCGACGCTGCGCCGATATAACGTAGAACCCGCAAATGCTAAATGTGTTTCGGTAAAAGGCGACAGCATGGAGCCCGTACTACCAGATAATTCAACTGTCGGTATCGACTGCGGCAATAAAACGCTGGTGGACGGAAAGCTTTTTGCTATCAACCACAATGGTGAGCTTTTTATCAAGAAACTGTACCGGTTACCCGGCGGTGGCCTAAGAATTTACAGCTTCAACGAGTTAGAGTATCCACCAAGGGAATATACTGAGGCACAAGTATTAGAACAGCAAATCACGATTGTTGGCCGTGTGTTCTGGTATTCGGTATTGCTATAAGGACATTCTAATGAAGTATTTTAAAATGATGATCGCTTCTTTGGCGATGCTATCGTTCACTGGCTGCGTTAGTACGACAGAAACTAATGTAAACGCTCAATCAGAAGTGGCTCCAATAAAAAATCCGATTTATAGCGATCAAGAGTTTTTGGATTTAGTGACTAAGTTAAACAAAGCTGGACAAGGGAGTGTCACTAACTGCTCATTCACCTCGATTTCCAGTGTTATAAAGACTGGTTATTCTAACTCTTTAGACCGAAAGAAGCTTTTTATTACAGTAAGCGATGAATATGGAATCAACTACATTTCAAATCATCTATATCCAGATGATTTGAAGGTATTTAAAGAAACTCTAATAACAGCATCAGATACGGCAAAAAATAATGAGTCGTTAGAAAAACTAACTCTTGGCCGTTATAATAGCTTTCGTACCGAAGTAACCTTTATTTCGCGTTACGGTAAGTTATTCGGTTTTTGGACGAGGTCTCCTGATCGAGTACTAGCTCCTATCAACGCAAATGAACTAGTGCAATGCATCAACCAAGTATCGAAGCAACTTTAATTTACCCATATCGACGTTCTGGGAGCTTTAAATGAAAAAAGCTCATGTATCATCACGTTATAACACTTCACTTAGGCTCGGTTATTAAAGGGATTTACTCAATGAATATCACACCAAAATCAAGAATTACATCCTTAGTACTAACGATACTTTTTGGTCCGTTAGGCGCGTTCTACTCCACTATCGCGGGAGGTATTGTTTTAACTCTGATAGCACTGGTAAGTGCGCCAACTTTTATTGGTCCCGTTGTGTGCTGGATTCTCGCAATCGCCATTGGCGATCACTGTACCTATAAGCACAATAAAAATATTGATAATCTTAAAGAAATGCTTTCAAGCAAGGCAAACTAATAAAAATTCACGACTAAGTCTTAGCCGCTTTAATAGCGGTTTTTTTATACCCTTCGCAATAAAATGTACTTTTAGTTCTTTACAACAAATGAACTTATGGTACATTTGGTTCATCGGAATTTATCCACCAGCGAGGAAAACACATGTCCAAACCAGAAGCAGGAAACCTTAGCCTTGAGGACCGTACCACCAACTTCCCCAAACTTATGCAAGACCTTGACGGCGGAGTGATCTCCAACGTGGTTGGTTTAGCCCTATCGAACGTAGCTCGTGCTGTATCTTACAGCGACAAACAAGGCAACGTTAAGATGGATCTAAAGCTCAAGCCAATGGGAACTAACAATGAGATGGTTGAAATTACTGTCAATATGTCAGTGAAAGAACCCAAAACGGGCTTTGGTACAAAATCTGAAGACTTCCAATACACATCAATCGCGTATGTAGGCAAAGGCGGCAAACTTACCTACGACCGCCCTAAAGAAGATATTCGCGGTCAGTTGATCATAGAAGATTCCAAGCTGCGCGAAATTCGTTAATTCCTTTATCAAACAAACTCAAGAGAGATAGCTATGACTATGGATAAATCAGCCATTCAACAGATCCAAGAATCCGGAAATGCAAAAGAGTTTTTGAGTCAATTATTCAAGGCTCAGTTTCCTATTGCGGCGCTGCCTGAATCATTCAATGTACACGACTTAGAAAAATATATGCCCACCCGCAATCAGTTCCGCGGCGTGATGGAAACCAGCAATATTGATGAATTTGTTCGTTACCATGAAGAATACCAAATCGAAGGTAATCAATGCTTCATTAATGCAGAACGCATGGCAGCAGTAACCATTTTTGATGTGGGAACTATGGCGTTACCCGGGCATTGCAAACACCAAGCAAAACTGACACTACGTAAAACAGCCTCTTACCGTGCGTTGCTAGAAATTAACGGTGACCGCTTACCTCAGAAAAAACTCGCAGAATGGATCGAAGATTACAGCGATTTTATTCAAGTGTTTGCAACTGACGGCGAGCTTATTAGTAATCCTGTGGCTTCCGCAGCAGTACGTAATATGAAATTTGAAGCGAAAGCCGGGCGAGAGTCTAACGTAGATGATTTTAGTCACCACCAATCAGAATATGAATCCATCGCTGTTCGCACTAAAGATGAATTCCCAATGCCTGCTGTCTTTAAATTCACTTGTGAACCTTATGTGGGTTTAGATGATCGCACGTTCGAGCTACGAATGAGCACCATCGGCAATGAAACCTTAGTTCTACGTATCAAAAAGCTAGAACAGCACGAAGAAGAAATGAGTGAAGAGTTTAAAGAGAAGCTTTGTAAGCATTTTGTTGATGAAAGCATAGCTATCGCAACGTTTATCGGCTCGTTCTCTTCTTAATTAACCATCAGCGCCCTCTCTTCGGGGGGGCGCATCTTGCGAGGGCATCATGAAAAACAAACTTTCAGACCTAAATAATCACCTGTTTGCTCAGCTGGAGCGTCTTTCTGATGAGGATCTTGTCAATGATGAATCAAAGCTCAAACTAGAATTGCAACGAACGAAATGCATCAAGTCCGTTTCTCAAGAAATCATCTCTGCTGGTCGCTTGGCTTTAGATGCTCAAACCGAGCTTGGCGGTCGCATGGGAGGCAATAAACCAGAAATGCTCGAGGTAAAATAATGCGATTCGTTTACTCACAAGAACATATCACCTTTGTTGATCAGGCTTTTCAGGAAAATAGAGTTCCAGAAGTAACTAGGCTTTTTAACGAAAAGTTTGGACTCAATAAAACCCCAAGCCAAATAAAAGCCATGATCACCAACAAAAAAATAAGGTGTGGAAGAAAGCCCGGATTTAATGCAGGTCAATTTCGGCTTTTTAGCCAAGAGCAAGCGGAGTTCATAAAGCGTAGCTATAAAAAGTGGACAAGAGAGGTCGTCACAAAAGCGCTGAATGAAGAATTCGGTACATCATTCACCGTGCTTCAGGTTACTTCATTCATTAAAAATCACGGAATAAAATCAGGAAGAACTGGTCAGTTCGAAAGAGGGCGGCTTCCCCACAATGCCGGTACAAAAGGCTTAATGAAACCCAACAAAACCTCATTCCAAAAAGGTAACGTGCCGGTCAATCACAGGCCCATTGGCTCAGAAAGAATAAACGCTGAAGGCTACGTAGAAGTTAAAGTAGCCGAACCAAACGTTTGGAACCTAAAGCAGCGCCTCATTTATGAAAAAGAAATAGGCCCAATACCTGATAATTATAACGTTAGGTTTCTTGATGCCGATCGCCAAAACTTTGAGCCATCCAATCTTATTTTAGTCAGTAACTATGAAAATGCGATTCTTAATCGCCGATATCAATTAAACCAACAGCCGGTGGAGTTTAGAGAAACACTAGTAATCATGGCAAAGATTGACGCTAAAGAGAATTCATTATCAAGGATCAATGATGAAAGCAAAACCAAAATATAAAAAACACAATAAACAGCAAAATCTAATTTAATGCGAGGAAATTATCCATGGCGGCAACCATTGATACCCAGTACGGAAAGGTCACCACTTCGGAACCCTATTACAGCCACCAGCTGAAATGCTTGGTGCGCAATCTCACTCTAGTGAAACCAGAAAATGTACAGAATGGCTGGGGGATAAGTCGTGAATGCCCAGCCAACATCTCCTTATCTCCTGAGTTTCTCACTATGTTTGCTCGTGATGCAGATGCTGTGCTGTCATATAAGGAGTTGACATGATGAGCCAAGAACAAATCCAAAAAGCCGTGGAAGGTATTATGGCTCTGCGACCAGTTGGCACTAAACCACGAACCACCGAACCTAAACGGCCTAATCAACTAAAACGCATAAGTGATATGCAGTTCCAGCAAGAACTCGCCGCCATTATGCGCGATGAAGAGTGTGCGACCTCGGTTTATTTCTTCAATAACAGTGATGCCAGTAAAGGCGAAAGAAAGAACCTGAGCTTTAATCCATATCGTGGCGAAGTGAAGTGATGATGACGCGGTCAACCACCATTTGGGATCCAAATGGGTGGTTACGCCCAAAGACATAACAAGCTATATAGGTCTGAACAATGAGTAGATCTCAAATTGCTATTGTCACGCTTAAAAAGGCTGCGGAAGAAATTGGCCTAAGCACAAAGACATTGAGAGAAAAGGCTCTTGACGGTCAATATCCATCTACTGTCATGAGAAAAATTCACGGCACTTGGATGGTTGATATTGAGGAATGGAACAGATGGCATCGAATGCAGAGGTAGACAAGCTCCCTTCGGGAATTGAAATCCACGGCAACAAACTGCGCATCATCTTTTACAGAAACGGCAAGCGTTACAGGGAGTCCTTAGGCTTGCCACCTACCAAACAAAACATCAACTTTGCTAGGCACAAGCGTGAAGCTATTCTCTACGAAATAAAGATCGGCATTTTCAATTATGCTTCGCATTTTCCAGACTCAAAACATGCATCCGGCAAGCCTGCTGCGCGAGAAATTGGAGAGCTTACCAAGAGTTTCTTGCAGTCAAAAGCCTATGATATACGTCGCTCAACACTGGAACGTTACGAATGGGTACTTAGAGACTTTGTACAGCTTTATGGAGAGAATCGTAGCTGCGATACCCTTTCACCTCGTTCGTTAACTCAGTTCAAACAAGAATTGGTGAAAGGCAAAAGCGGAAGAACAATAAACCGAAATCTGGTTACGATTAATGCGTTTCTGTCTTGGTTATACAAAATGGAGTATCTAGACAGGGATCTTTCTCAAGTAATGAGCCGAGTAAAAGAAAGCGAACCAGATATTCAGCCGTTCTCTATAGAAGAAATAAACAAAGCCTTAGCGCACTGCCACCAGCTACAGCACAGAAACATGATCACTTTGTTGGTCTATTCAGGAATTCGGAGTGGTGAGCTTTGCGCATTAGCTTGGGAAGATGTCGATTTCGAAAACCGCACTTTACATGTTCGCCGATCGACTTATGACAAGCGTGGGCTAAAAACAACAAAAACGGACAAAGAACGTTTTGTGGATTTAATGCCACCAGCTTTGGAAGCGCTAAAAGCACAACGGCATCTAACTTATTTGTATCCAGCGAAAGCGCATGAAGTTGAATTACCAGGTAATGCATTCCGTACTGAAAAGCTGCGTTTTGTATTCAACCCTAAAGCTGTTCGCCAACAGAAAGGCAGCGACTACGATTACTACGGCAAACGAGCTTTAGTTCGTATTTGGGCTGACCTATGTAAAAAGGCAGGCATCACTCACCGCAACCAGTATCAACTACGTCATACCTACGCAAGTTGGGCTATCACCCACGCCAACGTAAACATTAGCTACTTAGCCCAACAAATGGGCCATGCTGACATTACCATGGTGGCCAAGGTCTATGGTAAATGGCTGAAAGAATCGAATAAGAAAGAATCTGACAGAGTGTGGAGAGAGTTAGAGAAAACCCAATTGAAATAGGAAATTCAGCAAGTGATGGACGCTACTAATAATAGCAAATCCCAAAAAGATCCAATTTTATTGGGGCTTTTTTATCTCTAATTAAACATAGTACGAACGCTTTGGGGCTTTTTTGGGGCTTTTTTTGGGGCTAAATGGGGCTATATCTTCCATTTTACTGTTTATGCTTACAGTGGTAATAAAAATGAGAAACGCCCCTTTCAGAGCGCCTTCTCTTTTATTCCCAATCAAGGATAACTTTGCCGGAAGCCCCGCTGCGCATAGCATCAAAGCCTTTTTGAAAATCATCGACCTTGAAGTGATGGGTGATAATTGGGGTTAAATCTAAGCCCGATTGAATGAGGCTTGCCATCTTGTACCAAGTTTCGAACATTTCACGACCATAAATGCCTTTTATCACCAACCCTTTAAAGATCACTTGGTTCCAGTCTATCGCCATATCAGAAGGTGGAATACCTAATAGTGCAATACGTCCACCATGGTTCATGGTTTTCAGCATCGAGCTAAACGCACTGGGGACTCCCGACATTTCTAGGCCTACATCAAAACCTTCTGCCATGTCTAATTCATCCATCACCGACTCTAAACTCTGCTCCGCCACATTCACCGCACGGGTCACTCCCATTTTACGAGCTAAGTCTAAGCGGTATTCATTCACATCAGAGATGACAACATGACGAGCACCGACATGTTTTGCCACGGCGGCAGCCATTATTCCTATCGGGCCAGCACCGGTGATCAAAACATCCTCCCCAACTAAGTCAAATGATAATGCCGTATGTACCGCATTACCAAACGGATCAAAAATCGCTGCTAAATCATCAGAAATATCCGCGGGAATTTTAAAAGCATTAAAAGCGGGAATGACTAAATATTCTGAAAATGCCCCAGTACGATTAACACCAACACCAATCGTATTGCGGCATAGATGTGTTCGCCCACCACGACAGTTACGACAATGACCACAGGTAATATGACCTTCACCAGAAACGCGATCACCAATAGAAAAACCGCGAACTTCTTGACCAATCCCAACCACTTCACCCACATACTCATGGCCAACGACCATAGGCACAGGGATGGTTTTCTGTGACCATTCATCCCAATTGTAAATATGCACATCGGTGCCGCAAATGGCGGTTTTTTTAATCTTAATCAGTAAGTCATTATGACCAAGCTCTGGCATATCGACTTCGGTCATCCAGATCCCTTGTTCTGGTTTTAGCTTTGATAATGCTTTAATTTTCAT